GGTGTTCAAGCGCGTCAAACTCAAGCACAAAAGTATGCTGGTGAAACCAGTTTACTTGAAACTGGCGGTGCTCAACAGCGTCTTGGATATGAGACTCAAGGCGCACAACAACGCTTAGGCTATCAAACTGCAGGTGAGCAGGAACGCCTCGGAATTTCCGCTACTGGGGAACAACAGCGCTTAACTCAGGCGCAGCGTTATGCAGGGGAGACATCCTTACTAGAAACCACAGGAGCACAACAACGGCTTGGCATTTCTGCTACGGGTGAGCAAGAACGGTTGACGCAGGCCCAAAGATATCTGGGCGAAACAGGCTTACTTGAAACTGGGGGTGCTCAACAGCGTTTAGGTATTGCTGCAACAGGGGAACAACAGCGCTTAACTGCTTTAACAACAGGTGAGCAAGAACGCCTTGGAATTGCTGCAACAGGCGTACAGCAACGTCTTGGATATTTGACGCAAGGTGAGCAACAACGTCTCGGAATCTCTGCCACTGGCGAACAAGAACGTCAAACTCAGGCACAGGCCATTGCGGGTGGACTGGAGACTCAGCGTCAACGCTATATTGGTGAAACCGGACTGCTTGAGACTGGAGGTGCACAACAACGTCAAACACAAGCACAAGCTATTGCTGGTACACAAGAGACGCAACGCCAACGTTTTGTTGGTGAAACTGGTTTGATTCAAGAAACCGGAACACAACAACGTGCGACCGTTGGTAAAACAGCAGCAGAACAACGGACGACCGACTTGCAACAAGAGATGTTTAGGCGCTATAAAGAGAGCAGAGATTACGAGCAATCTCGGAGTGCTTACCGCGTATGATCGACTGGATTCAGGGCTTAACCGAAAAAGACCGCGAATCCTTTCTTGCTTTTTGTAAAAAAACCAACTCGACTATTCAAATGTACTTGTATGCCCGTTTTTTGGGTTGTACAGGAAGCATTGCTGATTGTGATGAGTGGTCGCAAAAAGAATACAAGAAAAGGAATTTTAATGGCATCATGGAAATGGAGATTGACTCCATGCAGCAAGATATTGCGAAACTCCGTGAGGCCATTGATATGGGCATCATCAAACAAGATATGGGGGCATCACGTATTGCTATGCTCCAAAAAGAATTGCGTGGCACAATCAAACAAATTAATGACGAGCGTGTACTGACTGATAAACAAGGTTTAATTCTTGCTGGTGCAGATCGCGCACTGCGTGAGATGTTGTCCATTTTCCGTGACGATCCGATTGAAGGGCCTCTTCAGGAAGCCTCCATGGGCGTTTGGACCAAGATCTTATCGGAAGAATCTTAAGGCTCAGTGCGCTAAGGTAAGCGCATGGCGGGAACGAATCTCTATAGCGTCTATCGGCGCACGGCACGGGCTGCAGCAAAACAGCATGTTGTCAAGAAAACAACTAATATTGATATTGAACGCGCACGCGTAGATTTTGCTTATTTTTGCGATGTTGTAGGTGATAAACCACCCGCAGCGCACCATAAAGAATGGCACCGTTACTTGTGCACAGGTGAAGATTCGGAATGTTTAATTGGAATTGCTGGACCCAATGTTGATATTCTCAGCCCTAGGGGTAGCGCAAAGAGTACCGTAACCGGTCTGTTTTGCGCCTGGACAATTGGTGTGCATGCGCTGCACAAGAAACCACTAAAAATTCTTTATATTTCTTACACGGTGGACGTAGCACGACCCAAAAGTGCCGCTATTAAACGCATTATTGAAGAAAGTAAAATCTATCGGGAAATTTTTCCCACGGTTAAAATTGCTAAAGGCATCAACTCGAACGAATATTGGAGTATTGATTGGAAATTTGCGGGTCTTAAATCTGCAGCAGAAGAAGAGTTCACTGTTTGTTGCGCAGGATTAAAAGGCGCGGTTACATCTAAACGCAGTCATCTTTGCGTGATCGATGATATCTGTAAGTCCGCCGACGAAATTAAAAATAGGGATATCCGTGTGGCAATGGAAGATAACTGGAATTCAGTTATTACGCCAACAATGTTTGAAGGTGGCCGCGCAATCTGCCTTGGTACGCGGTTTCGCCACGACGATATGCATGGGACAACTTTTATCCCACAAAATGATTGGATTCAGTTAGTACAGTCAGCTATCACAATTGATGACAAAGGGGATGAAGTGTCTTATTGGCCAGAAATGTGGTCACTTGAATATCTTCAAGATCGTAGGAGGCAAGCACCTATTGCATTTAGTTTTCAGTATCAAAATCAAATTGTACAAACTAGTGAGTTAGCGGTTTCACCTGAGTTAATTGTTAAAGGCGCAATTGCTACGCAATTTGATGCATTAGGCATTGGCGTTGATCTTTCTGCTGGTGTTAGGGAACGAAATGATTACACTGTATTTGTTATGGGCGGCAGAGTGGGGGACAAGATTCACATTATTGATTGCAAACGACTTCGTATTATGGGGAACTTAGAGAAATTGGAAGCTCTTATGGAAATGATGGAGGAGTGGGGTGTTGTTCACAAAGACAAAGATCAATATTTCCCCACAGGCAGCCACATTGATGTCTGGTCTGAGGCAGTGGCGTATCAAGCATCCTTAGAGGCCGACTTTCGACGCATCTGCTTAGGTGATCACGGACTTTACAACATCAACTGGCACGCAGTCAAAGGTTTTCGTGGAGACAAAGTTGCGCGTTTTAGGGGAATTATGGGTCTTTTTGAGCAAAGAAAATTAATTTTTAACAAATATCGTAAATTTCAAGCATTAACTGACGAGATTCTTAATTTTGGTGTGAGCTCCCATGACGACGCAGTCGATGCCTTGGTGTGGCTTTGTAACGGGCTGATGACGCGGGGTAAATTGGAGCTGGAATATTAACCTTGTGAAAAATTGAGTACTATAAAGTATTCTGGAACTAAACTAAAAAAACCACCTCCCCATGTCTACCAGCTACTACACCCTTGAATTAGAGCAGGATGCCTATGGTTCTGCTGTAATCCCGCTTCCCGACGAACTGTGCCACGACATGGCCCTGGCTTTTAACGAGCGTTTTGATGTCGAAGTGGAAGATGATGTGATTATTCTCAAAAGGCTTGGCGCTGGCTACGATATTGAGGCATAATTAAACCAGTGTTTTTGATTTCCAATGAGCGATAGTAACAGCGTTTTAGAATCTATCCTCAAGTCAGTCGTAACACGGGACGGACAGGGACCAGCAGACACCATGCTGGTGAACGCGCACTTGTCGCAGATGCGGATGTTCGGCATCCGACAGGGCGTTGAATTTTACCCCGAACAAGACAACTTTGGGACCCAGCGTTTTGATTTTGTTCAGCAAGTCATCAAATTTAACAAATTAGATGCGCGACTGGATTCAATTTGGGACCGCTTTCTTTCCTACGGCAAAGGATTGTTTTATATCAGGCCGACCAAAAAAACGTACAGGCTTTACTGGTTTGACAAAGATGCATACCGCACTTATTATTCTCCAGATGGTGAATTAGAAGAAGTTGTCATTATTTATTCCTACAAAGTCAAGGCATCACGCGGCTTTGGCGGTGTTGGTTTGCAGACCGATAAGCGTTACATGCGGCTCCGGATTACTGCAGCAGAAATCGAAGAGTACCACAGCGAACAAGAATTAAATTTTGATAGCCCCATGGAATTTGCAACATTAAGTCAGAAGACAGTTGTCAATTCCATGGAGTTTATTCCATGCGTGGAGGTCTTCAACAATCCAGACGCTTTTGGTACTGAAGGTGCGGGAGAATTTGATTGGCTGGCTAATCAAATTGTGGCGCACGATGAGATGGTTAAAAACATCCGTGCCAACCTGTCTTTCTTTGGTAACCCTACGCTGCTGTCTTCGCGTCCCAAACAAGACATCATTGAGAAAGCTGACGGGGATATTGCACAACGACCGAGCATCTCCAGCCAATCTGGCTTCCAATCGGAGTTTAGTCTTTCCAGCTCAACGTACAAGCAAGACAATGTTTCGCGTCAACCACCTGGTTACATCGGTAAACCGGGTGGTGGCATGCGGGTTCCACGCGTCATTGCAAACCTGGAGCCGACTGACAGGGTTGGTTTTATTACCCCCAATGCGGTAAGTACGGACCAAGCTCGTTATGCGGAGCAACTCCGTAGTGAGATTCGACTTGCCCTTGGTGGCATTGATGACCTCAGTATTACCAACGTCACGGCCACAGAAATTAAATCAGCTTATGGTCGTGTAAGTGCTACAGCAAAGAAAAAATGCCTACAGCTGTACACCTATGGAATCTGCAAGTGCTTTGAGTTAATGATCTTCCAAGAAGAACAAATTTTTCGTAAATCGTTGGCGTATGCTTCGGGGATTAAGTACCCACAACCCCCTGAGGACAGCGAGGATCCCAAACAGGAAGAAAAATATAACAAAGCAAAAACACTTTACGAGAAAAAATTACAAAAAGCAATTGCTACTGCAGTTGAAACAAAAGAAATTCCAGAAGGCGTGTTGGGACTGGCGCCAGATGGTGACCGTTCTATTTGCTGGCGCTGGATGGGACCAGTTTATGAAGACACTGCCCAAGACAAACTTAATCAATCTATCTTCACACGTAACCTACAAGAGTTAGGTGTTGATAGCATTGAAGCACTGAAGTATTTATTCCCTTCAAAAACGGATGACGAAATCGCGGGCATGCTCTCCGGTTTCCCATTCCGAATGGTAGGGGAAGTACAGAGGGCCTATTCCACATTTATTGATTTAATTAATCAAGAAATGCGGACACCACATCCACAGCAACCGAATTTACCGATGGCTGCGGATCCGAGACTTGATCTCACCCCCTTCCTTTACCGAACTCTCGAAAGCCTACAAAAAGAGGTAACCTATGCAGGCCGATACCGCAATGCCGACCCAATCGGCACCCCAAGTATCCCAGACCCAGCCGATCAGCTACGCGGCTCCAGTGATGCAGCAGACGGCGGCTCAGGCGCCTTCGGTAGCTACCAATTCCCAATGGGTGGCACCCTACCAAGCAGCGGTGGCCCCAGCCCCGCAAATGCAGGCCCAGATGGGGGTGCCAACGTACCAATCAGCCCCTACAGCGTCGTACCCCCAAGCGTACCAGGAAGCCCCACAGGCAGCCTCAGCGGAGAATCCCTACAAGGAGGCATTCAACCGGGTAGTGGGGCTCCTGAGTTCGCCCGTGCAATTCCCATTCCAGGGTCAACAGTCCGGGCAGACGACTCAAGCAAGCCAGGCCAACTACGGTTCCCAGCAGGCTCCCCAGTACAGCAACCAGGCGATGCCGACCTCTATGCCTGGGGTCAGCAACAACCAGGCATTCTCCAACGGTTATTCCCAAACTTATCAGGAGATCAGCCCGGACCAGCTCCTCGCAAACGGCGTAAGTGAAGCCAGCCTGGAAGTCATCGACCATTTCGGCCCTGATGTTCCTGCAGTACTGAATGCTTATTCTTGTCAGCTGGAAGATGCGCTGATCGCGACTAACGGTCAGCTGATGCAAGCAGTGGATCTGCTTCGGGCCATGTCTGCTGAGCACAAAGCTTATGAGACCATCCTGACGGATCCTGACGTACTGGCTGACTACACCTGTGAGTTCTTCGGTGCTAACGGTCCCTATCCCGTTCCCGACGACGCTCCCGCTGCTGGCATGCCCAGTCAGCCCGTCGGCCAACAGTATGTGCGTCAGGTTGCTCCCCAGCGTCCTGAGATGCCTGTTCCTCCTGCTCCCCAGCAAGTTCAAGGCAATCCAGGTGATTTCTGGAACAGCTTCGGCTCCTTGGCTGACAGGGACCCTGCTAACGCCTGGCGTTATCTGAACCAGGCCTCCGCCAATCCTGAAGTATTCCGCCAGAAGCTTCTGGTAATGGAGTGATACTCGGAAAACAAGTAAACACCGTTTATTAGAAAATTAACTAAACGTAGAATAAGGGGTAGTAAATACTGCCCCTTTTTTATTGGTCAAGATGGTAAAACAACGCATGGCTGGAGATAGGCCGGTAGTCGGTGCTCCAACTTCTCAGGGGGCAGGAATTACAGCAGGAAGCGCTGCACTTCCGCCTGATCTTCAAGCAAGCTATTTAAATCTTGCCGTCCCCGGATCTCCTCTTGGGCAAATGGGTCTACTTTCTTCTAATCATTTAAGAAATGCGCAAATTGTTCAAGATGGTATTGTTTCTGATGAACAAAGAATGATGTCAGCAATGATGCCATTTTATGGACAGCTCCCGATGGGACAGTATCCTCCTCAAAAACGCCAAGGTAAATAAAAATGAATTCCTCTAAAGCTAAAAAAGCAAAATCAAAAGCAAAACAAGTCAAGGCAGATCCTAACCTGCTTGTTGCAGCTGCAATGCTGGCGCAACAAGCACAACAAGGTCCGCTGAATCCTGAGATTCAGGCCAGTCAGATTGCTTTGCAGACGCCAACTACCAATCCTTATCACATGATGGGTGCAATGGCTCCCAATGTATACAGTCCTGGTAATTTAATCAGTGGAAATCCGCTTCCACGGGTTTACAATCCTGAGACTTAAATAAGTCAGATAAGTAAGGTGTTGCTATAATTTTTTTAATGGAATTTAATTTCCAGAACTCATAGAAACTCTTTTTGGGTTTCTGGTGTCAGCTAACCCTTACGCTGAATAACCGACATGTTTATTGATAACGACTTTCCCAAGCTGTTGGGCGCGGAGCTGTACCGTCCCCACCCAGCTTACATCGTGGAGATGGCGGCAGAGCCCGTTGTTGTCCATGACTTCACCAAACAGCCTGGTCAGACTGTTCAGTTAGACCGGTATCGCTTCTGGGGCAATCCTGGGACCAAAACTCAGCGTGAGCGCACCCAAGACCAAACAATCGGTACTGCTAACAGCCGTTCGATTGTTAAGGACAAGGTGCTTGTGTCACTGCGTGAGTACACCGGCCCTGCTGACCCTAATAACTCCAACCTTCCGAGCACCTTCAAAATTGCTCGCGAGACTCTGATGACCGCTCAGCGTCTGCTGCTGGACACCGGGAACCTTAACATGTTCCACCAGTCCATCGGTTCGCTGACCCTGCTTGACGACTATCGTCGCTGGCGCGATCGCGTATTCCTTGATGAATTCGCAAAATCTGAGTCCCGTGGTGCCTCATCCGATAGCCAAGGTGGTTATTACTACCCCAACGGCAAGATCCGCACCAACTCTACTACGCTGACTGCATACACTGCTACTGAGTATGCTTCTGAGCGTTACAAGTTCAACGTGAAAACCGACCTTCTGGAAGTTGTTAAGCAACTCCGGAAGCGTAACGTTCCTGTGTTCCAGGACGGTTACTACCGTTGTATTGCTGACCCTTCCTTCATGAAGGATCTGCGTGCCGACCAAGGTTTCCGTGAAGTTGCACGTTACCCCGGCATGGGCCAAGGCAACCCTCTGATGGGCGCCATGGGTCCCAACCAAGCCATCTACGGTGGTGGTCAGTATGGCCAAGCCCAATTTGTGGCTGGCGAACCTGTCATGCCTTCTGGCTTTGTTTTTGAAGGTGTTCGTTTCTTCGAGTCCACCAACTTTGCTGACAAGTCCATCCTTGTTAACCTCAACGATGGTGCTGGCGAAGTCTCGCATACCACTCCTCCTGCTCTGTTCTTCGGTCCTCAAGCCGTTGGCGTGGGTATTGGCGGTCCTAATGCCCAAGTTCTGATTAACAACAACGACGACTTCAGCCGCTTTATCATCTTGATTTGGCAACTGTACGCCGGTTTTGCAAACCTGAACAAGGACTTTGTGACCACCGCTTTCACCATCGTTTGAGGAGGTAATTAACCATGGCAACTTACAAATCAAACGCTGGCGCTATTCTGCAGCCCGGCAATCAAATCAACCGCCTTTCCGGCTACAACGTGGAAGGCGTCTATGGTTGGCCTGGTGTTGAAGCTTTCGAACTGATCGGCTATGTGAAGATCAGCAACTTGGCAGCTGATAAGGCTTCCTTCAAGAGCTTCGACATTATCGTTCCTTCCCCCGACCGTCGCCCTGACGATCGTGTGCGGGACAACCGTACCTCCCTGGTCGTGAACGCCAGCAGCGCACGCCCCGCCTACGTGGTTGG